ATATACGGAAAAAATATAAGGATTTTCCCAAAGCCAACTCAAGATGATCCTAAAAAACTCTTTATCAGAGTGCACTTTTCACCAGATCCTTTGAACCCTTCCTATGCGGATGGATCGATTGACGGAATAAGCAATCTTTCTAATATCCCGTATGGAAGACTGACATACTCAAAGATAAATTCTATAGGCCGCCAGTGGATACGACAATACACACTGGCTTGTAGCACTGAGCTCTTAGGGCTGATAAGATCTAAATTTAGTAGTGTTCCTATTCCAGGGGCTGAATTAAGTCTAAATGGCGGCGACTTGGTTTCTCAAGGTAGGGCAGATAAAGAGACCCTTGCTACTAAGCTCGGTGAAATGCTGGAAGAGTTAACTTATAGCAACATGCTTGAAGACGAAGCGGCCGCTAGTGAAAATCTAACTAGAATATTGAAAGGCATACCGATACCGAACGGTAAGGCTATAGTGATGGGGTAAAATATGGCTAGATTATTTATTACCCCTCGAGAGATAGATTTTATATCTGACGTCACTAAAGAGATCATAAAAGACGTTTCAGGGCAGAAGGTTTATTATTATCGAGTCCGCGAAGATCTTACTGACATACATGATGTATACGAAGAAGCTCCGAACAAAGTTTTTGACCCTCCAGTTGAAATAGAGGCAAGAATAGAATATGAGCCCGAGGAAGTAAGGACCAACGAGTTTGGTCACGAAGAGTTTTATAGTATTAACGTGTTTTTTCACGAAAGAGATCTTTTGGACAGGAACATCGAGGTAAGAGCCGGAGATTACTTTAGTTACGGTGACACTTTTTTTGAAATCACTAGTGCTGTCGTTGAAACGAATGCCTTTGGTCAGATCGAACACTCAATCGGAACTAAGGTTGTGGGCAAACAAGCCAGGATGGGTCAAATAGATAAGCCAGCCTTAGGGCCTACATCTGAATCATATTCAGATGCAGATGCAGTCCAGGATACTTTTGTGCAGCAGCGAGGGCAAGAAACTAACAGGCTCGGTGAAACTGGAGACAAACGCCAGCTTCAAAAAGACGGAAAACTTGACAAGCCTCTGAGCGAACCTGCTGAAGTTTCTACTAAAGGTGATTCTGCAGGAATCAGTTCGTCATTTTACGATGAGATTTAATCATGTCTACTAGAAATTCAAATTCTCCTCAAACCGGAGCTGAACCAGAAGATTTTAATCTACAGTCTTGCACTATAGAAGATGTTGACAGAGCTGTCTTTAATCTCCTAAACAATTCTTTGCCGTTTACGTATAAACACAAGGAAGGTACTAAGAGAGCACCAGTTATCTTTGCTACCGGAGAGCGTTTTGCTGTTTTGAGACGAAAAAAACCGCTTAGAGATAAGTCAGGGGCTTTAATTCTGCCTCTAGTCTCTGTCATGAGAAAATCAATAACACAGTCCCCGACCATGGGTGCGGCAACCAATCAAAATGTTGAACATACCATAAAGAAGAGATTATCATCTCAGGACCCGATTTATCAAAGACTAGTCAACAAGATGCAGTTAGACAATTCTGATAATTTAGCTTCAGATTCAGCTTTAGTTAAATCGGATGGCGAAGGATTGGTGACAGGATCTGCTGATGGGAGAATCGCCACTCGACGTAAGGCTGCAAGTACTTCGTTGGATATCAGAAACGGCAAAATTACTTCACCAAATTTCGGCAATAATATTTTCGAAATTATTACTATGCGCCCGCCGAAGTATTTTACTGCTAGTTACGAAGTAACGTTTTGGGCGCAGTATACAATGCAGATGAATGATATGCTGATGGCTATGATGTCTTTATATCAGTCATATGGGCAGAGGACTTTCAAGCTAGAAACAGACAAAGGGTATTGGTTTGTAGGCTACGTAGGAGATGACCTGAGCTCTGGAGATAATTTTAGTGATTCTACCGATAATGAGAGGCTCATAAGATACTCTTTCGATATTACTGTACCAGCATACTTGGTTGGAGATGCATATCCGACTTCTAGAAAAACTATATCTAGATTTATTTCTGCGCCCGAGATAAATTTTAGTTACGACATTCCGAACCAGAGAAATATACTTAACAGCAGTAGAGCAGCTCTCCAGAGCGTTGATGCCAATGATCAAATTGGAGAGAATTTTAGAACTTTAGATGAAGCGTTACCAGGACAGTCCATCGGGGGAGCCTCTACCGTGACTGATGATAGCACAGCCTCTGTTGGATCTATGCAAACAGATGACAACTATAATCAGTTCGTGGAGTTTGAGACTAATCCCCTTACGGGCAAAAAAGAAAAGACCACAACTGTCGTAAAAACTAATACTAACAGAAAAGGTGAAACCGTCTTAAGAGAAATCGATATATAAGACGCACTTTTAAGTCTGTGAATTATACTTATACATGAGATTGTAATCCGCTAGGAGTTAAAATGGCTGAACAGACATTTAGATCACCCGGCTTTTTTGAGCAGGAAATAGACTTGGCTGCCCGTAAGGTGGCACCGATCGGCACACCAGCCGGTGTTATTGGTACATCAAGACAAGGGCCAGCATTCGTCCCCGTTACCGTAGGATCATTCGCAGATTTTGAACTTAGGTTCGGAACTTTGGATACTGATAGATTCGGTCCTTACGCAGTCAGAGAGTTTTTAAAAAATAAGACTGCGCTCACCTATTTGAGAGTTTTAGGTGCAGGAGCTAACGAAACAACATCAGATTTTGAAACCACTAGGTTGCTTGGTACGGTTAAAAATGCGGGCTTCGTACTTTCGGGATCAGTTGTTGATGAGCATGAAGGCGCACAGCAGGTGCATCAGGGCGTTGTACAGTTCATCGCTGCTAAGCACTCCGCCAGCTCGTCTCAGGTAACTGGATATCCTATATTATCGGATAACGATTCTGTTAACGACGTAGACGCAGCACACTTTGTTAGAGGCGTGGTATTTTTTGCTTCTGGCACCAGAATGGAGCTTTTAAGTAATGACGGTTCGTACGTAGCTGGTGATCCTCATACAGCATCCGGAAAGGTTGGTGCTATGGGCGGATCGTTAACGGATGAAAAGTACTTCAAGTTAGTTCTTAGTTCTTCATCTGGCGTTAGCTTTGGCAGTACGGATGGCCACACTGGTATCAAGATTCTTACAGCCTCCTTGGATCCTAATGATTCAGCATACATCTCAAAGATACTCAATACTAATCCTAACAAGTTTCAGGCTGAAGAGCATCTACTTTATCTTCACTTTGATATTGAGCACGAGCTCGCCGCTGTTCAAACTCATGGAACAAATCATTCAGTGGCTGTACTCTCTGGATCGACCGCAACGGGAGATCAAACAACCGATCCTTTCACACATTTATTCGGGAGATTCGATACCAGATACAAGACACCTCGTACCACGAGTTTCATATCCCAGCCGTACGGTACTAAAGAGTATGACCTCTTTCACATAGAGACAATTTCCGACGGTGCTGCAGCAAGCGATGATTTCAAGATATCTATAGCCAATCTAAGGGCCAGCACTGATGCCGGAAACCCTTACGGTACGTTCGAGTTGCAAGTTAGGGCTTTTGGAGATACGGACACAAATCCTCAGATTTTAGAGCGATATCCAGAGCTTACTCTTAATCCTAGCGACGATAGATATATAGCTAGAGTCGTTGGTGATAAAAAAGCCTTCTTTGATTTTGATCAAGAGGATCCTGACGAGCGTCGCTTAATAGTTGTAGGTAAATACCCCAATGTTTCTAATAGGATTAGAGTTCGTATGAACTCTGGAATTGAAGAGGGCGAAGTACCGAAGGATGCTGTCCCGTTCGGCTTTAGAGGCATCCCTGTATTAAAAACATCGGATACGCTAACTGATGACCCATCCACTGCGCTTGCAGATTCAGTGGGCGTCACGATTGGCGGCGCCGATTCTCGGCGTCTAGGACATGCCGGCACTGCCGTCGGCAATACCGCCCTTCCCGGCTCAATCATACCTCCCCTACCCTTCAGGTTTAAGGTTACTCGAGGTGATGTTTCGACTTCAACCGGCGCGCCCCAAGGTGCTGCAGGCGACAATGAGAGGGTCGATAGTAGATTCTACTGGGGAGTAAAATCCACAAAAGTTCCTGCTTCGAACGTATACGCGAACGGCGTTTTGAACACGAACAT